AGGCCCCAATGGTGACCTGTCCGAATGAATCATCGCTTTCAGGATACGCTCCTCCCTCATCAATCCATGCAGCCTCTCCCTTTGATGCAGAAATGGGAATTTTCCTATCCCCGCTGGAGGTATGGATAATGTGAGCAATGCCTCGAAATATGTTCTCATCCTCTAAGGCTTCAACGAGGATATGTTCAAACTCATCGGGCACAAGGTAGCCGCCTTCAGAGTCAGTTCCTACCTGCAAGGCATTCTGCAAATCAGGAGTATTTCCACGACTTCGGATAAGATTCCAAAATGCTTTTTGGTAGGCCCCAGAGGCCCTTCCTGCCTTCTCCTCTCGTTTGGTGGGTTCAGGGCGGCTGGTGATAGGAGATCCTACGTGGGCATTGAGTTCACGCTCGAAGGCATCCAAGCGTTCCTGCCTCTCAATCTCATGACCGAGATCTACAATTTCAGTTTCCATGCGCTCATAGGTTGCTGTATCTTCTGCACCGAGCGTACCATTTTCTTTACGTCTTTCATCCAAAAAGGCTTTTGCCTTCTCCCAGGTCTTTGCACGCTGTGCTCTCAATTCTGTGGCTTTGTTCATGTGTGTGATCTCCTTTCTCTATGGTTTGATAAGACTCAGTCGCTTCTCGAGCTCTGAGAGATTGGTGCCAATTTTCTTAGCATCCTTCGGTTGATACGTGGCAGTTATTTTGTTCATTAATGAGCTTTCGGCATTCTTCGTTGAGCATGCGTAAGCCGCAGGTGCGATGAGCTTTTTGCTATCTTCTAGAATCCCATCAGCAAACCCGAGCTCAATAGCTTTATGGGCGTTCATCCATGTTTCAGCATCCATAAGATGACTCAATCGTGTTCTACTCAGACTCGTTTTGAGCTCGTAGGCGTTGATAATACTCTCTTTTACTTCGCCCAGCATGCTGATAGCTTTCTGCATTTCCTCATGATTTCCGTAGGCGAGCGTAATTGGGTTGTGGATCATCATCAAAGCCGTTGGTGCCATCAAGACCTTGGTCCCAGCCATCGCAATCACTGAAGCTGCACTGGCAGCAATCCCATCGATTTTCACGGTAATGTGGCCAGAATAATCCATGAGCATGGCATAGATACGACTTGCTGCGATGCAATCTCCACCTGGAGAATTCATCCAGATGACCACATCCCCATCGCTTGAGAACAATTCGTCGCTAAAAATCTGTGGGGTGATATCATCATCAAACCAGCTTTCTTCAGCGATCGTGCCGTAAAGCTCAAGGACCCGTGGCTCCGTGTGATCTTCGCTCCGGTCTTTCCATTGCCAGAATTTCTTCTTTTTCATCCGTATCTTCTCCTGTATCAGTTTCTGTGCTCTGTTGTGCAAATGCCCCAGCACGATTGAGTGGAAGCATGTTTCCGTTTATCAAATAGAGATCCCCCCCATCTCCTTGGGGTATGTGATCGAGATCCTCTAAGGTGCGTATGTCATTAGCACTCATCCATCCGTTTTGTCTGGCAGTCGCATAGCCTGTCATGCGGCTTTGATAATCTCCTCGAAGCAGTCCTTCAAGGTTGAACCGGAAGAACAAATTGCTTTTTTCCCCTGGTCTTAACAGCGCCCGGGAAAGTGCTTGCTCCCAACGAATCACCCACGGATCGAGGGTGTACTTCACAAACTCTAAGGATTGCTGCTCGATGTTTGAGAAACTTGATTTCTCCAAATCCCCCACCATATGAGGGGGAATACGGAAGATACGAGCAATCTCATTGATCTGGAATTTTCTGGTTTCTAAAAATTGGGCCTGCTCAGGGGAGATAGAAATTGGCGTGTATTTCATGCCTTCCTCTAACACCGCAACTTTTCCTGAGTTCGCAGAGCCTCCAAACTGCCCCTGCCAGGTCTCTCGCACTCGGGCTGGATCCTTAATGGTTCCCGGGTGCTCGAGCACCCCACTAGGGGCTGCCCCATGGGCAAAGAATTTAGATCCAAACTCCTCGCAGGCGATTGCCATACCGATGGCGTTTTTGGCCATGGCAATGGGTGAGTATCCAACCAACCCATCAAAGCCAAGCCCTGGGATATGGAGCACCTCACTCGGATCAAGAATCACTGATGTACCGGTCATCGTCGGAGCATCTTCACTGCTGGTGGTATATTGGTAATAGAGCTTCCCGTTCTTATCTCGATCCACCTGCATTCTCGATGGCATCAGGGGATAGAGGGCAGCAACTTCTCCTTTCCCGTTTCGAATAATCTGAGCGTAGGCATTCCCCCACAGCAGCAGATGACTCATGAGCGTTTCCCGGAAGACAAAGCTTGTCATCTCAGCATTGGGCTCATCATGAAGCAGCGTATACAGCAGGTGGTCAGTTGCTTTTGCTTTATTGCCACCGGTTTCAAATCGGTAGAGATGCAGTGGAAGAGAGGCAATTGCCTCAGCGAGAATTCTCACGCACGCATAGACTGCAGTCATCTGCATGGCAGATCGTTCATTCACCGGTTTTCCTGAAGTGGAGCTGCCAAAGAGGAAACTATATGAGGACCCAGATGTCCTGTTGACAGGCTTATCCCGCGCTTTGGGAAAAAGCTTACTCATGAGTCCCATGTGTTGTGTCTCCTAATTGTCTATATGAACAGAATGCCTCGGCCGTCGTATACTGAGGCGCTCGTATCATTCCCGCAGCGGATTGCCCGATCCAGTGCCATGATGGTTGCCACAGCCCCGTCGATTTTCTCAGTTGATTTTTCTTTGTCCGGTTTGATGTTCCCTGCAGGATCAGTCCGAATAAATATGTTATCCATCATCCATCTGAGTACTGGATGACCACCGTGGGCGAGTTCTCTGCCCAACACCAACTTCATAAGCTCTTTTGTCGGTGGGCTCATGTCTTTAAACCCCTGACCGAAAGGCACGACTGTAAAGCCCATGCCTTCAAGGTTCTGTACCATCTGCACGGCACCCCACCGGTCAAAGGCAATCTCTCGGATGTTATACCGTGTGCCCAAATCCTCAATGAACTTCTCAATGTATCCGTAATGTACGACGTTTCCTTCGGTGGTTTGGATATGTCCTTCACGTTCCCAGATATCATAGGGAACATGATCTCGCCTCACTCTCAGTCCAATCGTTTCCTCAGGAATCCAAAAGTAGGGCAGTACTCTGAACGTTTCATCCTCACCAGTTGGAGGGAACACCAGCACGAATGCAGTGATATCCGTTGATGAGGAGAGATCCAATCCTCCATAACACACACGCCCCTCGAGATCTTCTGGCGTTACTTGAAAACTGCACTGATCCCATTTCTCCATGGGCATCCAACGCACAGCTTGCTTTACCCATTGATTGAGCCGAAGCTGCCGAAAGATATTCTCCTCTCCCGGATTCTCTCTCGCACTCTCACATGCTGCTTTTACCTTTTCCAGGGCAATTGTTTCCCCAAGTGATGGATTAGCTTTCTTCCAAGTCTGAGAACTCGTCCAATCCTCATCTTCTCCAGCCCCAAAGATCACCGGATAAAACGTAGCATCCTTCTTTCTGCCTTCAAGAATATCCATTGCTTTCTGATGCTGCTCATAGCAAATGGAATGGGTATCAGTCCCTGCAGTCGTAATCAAAAAGAATAACGGTTGGGTTCGTGCATCACCCGAACCTTTGGTCATCACATCAAAGAGCTTTCTGTTTGGCTGGGTATGCAGTTCATCAAATACGACCCCATGAATATTAAAACCATGCTTTGAGTAGGCCTCAGCTGATAAGACCTGGTAGAAACTGTTGGTCGGAGAAAACACGATTCGCTTGGTTGCGGTGAGGATCTTAACTCGACGATTGAGTGCCGGGCACATGCGTACCATGTCTGCTGCCACTTCAAACACAATGGAGGCCTGCTGGCGATCTGCAGCGCATCCATACACTTCCGCTCGTTGTTCAAAATCCCCGCAGGTGAGCAGTAAGGCAACAGCTGCAGCGAGCTCTGACTTGCCGTTCTTCTTCGGTATCTCAATGTAGGCGGTATTAAACTGCCGATATCCGTTGGGCTTCATAATGCCGAACAGATCTCTGATGATTTGTTCTTGCCAGTCCATCAGGAGAAACGGCTTACCAGACCAGATGCCTTTCGTGTGACTCAAACACTGAATGAAATCCACCGCATAATCAGCTTTCACCTGATCATAGACTGAGCTCTTCGCCGCAAATCGGGTGGGTGTATAGTTTTTAAGCGTTCGCATCTGATCATCCTGGAGTTGAGCATGAAAAATGACCCCAGAGGAGCCTTTCCTGTAAGAGAATATATATAGCAAAAAGCTACAGAGCTATTTTAGCTGTTCGACATGTTTGTTAGGAGGACAGCCTTCTAATCATATCAACCCCCGGTACGATTCCCAGGGTGCTCCCATTCTTCCAGGCCACATGGATAGTTCCAATATCATCTACGTGAAGCACGCGTCCTTTGGAGCCTTGGGGTGGCGAGTGTACATCATCCATATGTACCAACTCAACCATGCAGCCGACTGGATATTCTTTTCGTAGCACGTTGAGGGGCCTTTGTTTTTTATTCATTTACGCATCCTCCTTGGGTGGTAGTAGTAATCGCGTATGTTTGAACACATATCAAGTCTTTTTTTCCACATCTTTTGGGTGCCAGTTACTTCTCTGAGATGATTTCTTCATAGGTGTAGCTCAGCCCATCACGCTCAAGGGATACCCCATCAGCAGATCCGATAAGTTCGATATAGCGTTTTACGATCACATCACAGAATTTTTCATCAATCTCGGTGGTATAACACGATCGCTCAGTTTGCTCACATGCTATCAAGGTACTCCCACTTCCCCCAAAGGGATCGAGAATGAGGGTGTTACTCATCGAAGAGTTCATGATCGGGTAGGCCAGGAGTGCTACAGGTTTCATCGTCGGATGATCAGCATTTTTCTTCGGTTTATCAAACTCCCAGATGGTTGATTCCTTCCTGCCGGTATACCACTGGTGTTTACCTTTCTTCTTCCATCCAAAAAGCACTGGCTCATGCTGCCATTGATAGGGGGATCGCCCGAGTACGAGTGATTGCTTTTTCCAAATGCAGGTACCAGAGAGATAAAACCCTGCGTCGCTGAATGCTTTGCGAAAATTCAGCCCTTCGGTATCTGCATGGAACACATAAATCGATCCATCATCAGCCAAGTAATCACAGGTGTTATTGAATGCTGCAAGCAAAAACTCATAGAAGGCACCTCCTCCCATGTTATCGTTCTTGATCTTTCCAGCTTGGGATTCATAGTTCACGTTGTAGGGTGGGTCAGTGACAACAAGATGAGCCTTAACTCCCTCCATCAGCAGCTCGAAACTCTCAGCTTTGGTACTATCCCCGCAGACCAAACGGTGCCTCCCAAGCTTCCAGAGATCACCCTGTCTGGTGAGCGCAGGTTTTGCGAGCTCCTCTTCAATATCAAACTCATCATCGTGTATGCCGTCTTTAAGAGAGCCCTTAAACAGATCATCAATCTCTGCAGGCTCGAAGCCGGTAAGTGATACATCAAAATCTTCTGCCTGCAAATCAGCAATCAGCAAAGCAAGTTTTTCTTTATCCCACTCACCACTGATTTTGTTGAGCGCAATATTGAGCGCCTTCTCTTTATCAAGAGGCAGCTCAACGATCACACAATCAAGTTCTGTGAGGCCCAAATCTTTGAGAATTTTTACTCTTTGATGTCCCCCTATAATACTTCCGCTCGTTTTATTCCAAATAACTGGTTCGACGTACCCAAACTGCTTGATTGACCGTGTGAGCTTTTGATATTCAGCATCATTTGGTCCCAGGTCTTTACGTGGGTTGTAGTCTGCAGCCAAGAGCTCATCGATGTGCTTCTTTTCAATAATCATGCTTCACTGCTCCCTTGTAGCTGTTGTATGTATCGGTCATTGATTCGCTCCCACGGGAAGAGGTTGTTGCCAACATGTCCGTAGCAGGAAGTATGAGCGAAGATAGGATTGCGTAGTCCCAGCTCTGATATGATATCTTTTGGTTTGAAACTCCATATCCTGGTGACAGCCTTGGTTAGATCTTCATCACTCACGGTGCCAGTAGAAAAAGTATTTACATTCACGGCCACAGGCTCAGCCTTGCCGATGGCATACGAGATAGCGATTTCACACTGCCGTGCAAGTCCTGCTACCACGATATGCTTGGCAATGAATCTCGCCATGTAGGCACCCGATCGATCTACCTTTGTGGGATCTTTCCCACTAAACGCTCCTCCTCCGTGACGAGCTAAACCACCGTAGGTATCAACCATGATCTTGCGTCCGGTGAGTCCAGTATCAGCTCCAGGGCCTCCCTCAACGAATCGTCCTGAAGGGTTGATAAGGATCTGGGTGTGCTCGTCGAAGGGGAAGTCACTGAACGCTGGTAGAAGAATGATGTGTGTAATCTCTTCAGTGAGCGCATTCTGGTTCTTGCTCTGTTCGTGCTGCACCGAGACAACTATGGCGGCAACTCGTATTGGCTTACCATCCTCATACTCGATTGACACCTGGGCTTTCCCATCGCTCTTGATCCCATCGATAGTCCCGTCTTTACGACTTGCATCCAGGAGCCGGCAGATGCGGTGGGAGAGCTCAAGCGCAAGCGGGATATACGTCGGTGTCTCATCTGTTGCATATCCATAAACAGTTCCCTGATCCCCAGCTCCCATTTCTGACTTTGTATTCGTTGAGTCTCTGTCTTCCAATGCCTTATCTACACCACGTGCAATATCAGAACTCTGAGTGTGGAGGAATACACTCACTATGAAATCTGCTGGATCATATCCAGTATCTTCCAGGGCAGTGCTCACGATCTTTTTTACGTTGATACTGTTCTCACAGGTGACCTCCCCTGCAACAATAATCTGTCCCCGTGTCGCCATGACTTCACAGGCCACACGACAGAGAGGGCTGGCAGCCAAGCACGCATCAAGGATAGAGTCTGCGACATAATCACAGAGTTTATCAGGATGTCCCTGACACACACTCTCAGAAGTGAGATACTTTCTCATGTTTGAATTCCTTTGAATTGTTTGATTTCTACCTGATTTTTCGAGCTTTCAGCAGTCGTTCCATCAGATCATCTTGCGGGCTTGCTCCCTGGAATTCAGTAGAGCAATTCTCCTTCACAATCTGAAATATTTGATACCAGCACTGATTCACCTGCTTCATATACTCCCTGCTCATCGTCACATAGGGAGAGGATATTGCAGCGCCAGTTGTCGGGTGCTTTGCAAGAAATCCATACTCACTGATTGCCGTCTCACACTGGATCCACCTTGCAACGGACATGGCGTATTGCTGAAGAATCTGAGGACTCACTAACTCTTGACACCCTCTGTCTTTGAGCCAGTTCCACGTTTCTTCATACACATCTTTGGCACAGAAGTCCTGTCCGTTTTTCTGGTCGGCTGTCATGTAGTCTTTTACTGGTGGCATGACAGAGCCTTCTAAGTCACCAGTCTCAGGAAGCTCAACTACAATTGCGTGTTTGCCTGTATTAATTTTCTCGGTCAGTGCCTTTGGCTTTCTTCCCGCACCAACCCGAGCTCCGCCACGGTTGGTACCGTCTTTAGCCATTGGTGTACCGCCTTTAAAAGTAGGGGGTTAATACCCCGTTTGAATTTGCATTTTTGCGCGTAAAAGCCCCTGCCCGTTGTATGCTATATATGGTGTAGAGATTTGATATCCCCTACCCAAAACACCACATCTAGTTACCTCTTAACGTTTCCATCGGTCTCCTTGCTGGGCATGGAGGTGTGAATGGCATGAATTGCAGAGTGCCATGAGGTTCTCCTCATCATCCGTACCACCATATCTAGTGGCCTTTATGTGGTGGACGAGTGTTGCTGGAGTCATGCTTCCCGATCGTCTGCATAACTCACAGAAGGGATGATCAGAAAGATACTGTTTACTGATGTTCCTCCATGCAGCTCCATAGCGTTTGCTCGTCTGTGGATCTCTCCGGTAGCGTTCATAGGTCCTCGCTGTCAGTTTTGTATGCTCTTCACAGTATCGATCGTGTGTTAACCTGGGACAGCCAGGATATGAACAAGGCTTCTTCGGTTTGTAGGGCATTCGTTTCTTCTCCTTAGGGCATGAAAAAAGCCCGGGAGCAATCCCCCGAGCTCTTTGTGTGTACGCCTCTGATGGTAGAGTAGTGCAAACGGCAAACTATTTTCAAGTGTTATTTTCTGATATTTTAACGTTTGGATAAATAGATTTCTATTCGGTTACGCTTTTCTGTTGCTTTGCAAAATACATCGTGCCTAAATCCATATCATTCATTGATAAGAATAATGCACTCTCATAGAGCAGCTTAAAGTTTGTAGCTGTATTGTCTTGCATGACAACCAATATCCATCGAGGAGAGATCGAATCTAATGACCAAAGAAATTCTTGTTGCTCCTCATGCACAATGCCGTTGGCGAAGTATTTTTCGGAAAAAGTACCTGTAGCGTCAGATCGGAAGGAAAAAGAGTACTCAACCGATACATCAGCAGGCCAATCTTCTGCTCCCATCTTTTTTGCTGTCTCACTAAAGTTGGTATCAGAGTAGATCCAAGTTCCTAAAAATTTTTCTTCTGGATTTTGTGGCTGTTCCACGTGGGTGATCTCGTCATCGGTAACTATCGGCGATTCTGAAATGTCGGTAGATAACGTTTCACAAGAAATAAGCGTTGCAACTAGAAGTGAAAAGACCAGCATGCGGATTATGGCTGTTTTCATTTCTACCTCCAATAGGTACAAATTTACCATACTCGAAGTGAGGATACAATATTTCACACTCACCTGGTCCAAGGATGTATTTTTAGTTGCACGTCTCTGTTGGTAGAGTAGTATACACCGCAAACTACTTTCAACTATTACTTTCTGATATTTTAACGATGTAGAAAAATGAATTCAAATTATATTTTATCTCTCATTTAGAACTTCGATGCCATAGAGTCCAAAGCTGTAGCCCATATTATCAAAGAATTCAGCTTCTTGGAGAGCAGGAGAAATGTCGCTGATATGAATCAGGTCTCCCTCCATACCACCGAAACCTTGGTTTCCAGCCTCTCGAAACATGTAGGTCTCATAATAGTTATCTTCTGTGCTAAAGCCTTGGAACCAGAACTCGCTTTTTTTCAACATTCGGTCAAGTTGTTCGGCATCTGTGAGAGCATGCCTTGTCGTCCCATCCTTGCCGAAGTAATACCAATTCATATCTAGTGTCTCGATTTTCTGGCCATCACTTGAGTTTGTTATTGAAGGGTCGATCAGTGGTATGATCGGATTTCCGAGTGAATCGGTGATGATTGCAACTGATAGATCAAATAATGCAACGATTGTTCTTTGTTCATCATTCTTTCGAAGCTGCCAGATATCTCTGGGAGTCGCGTATTCATTGAACTCAGCCATGCTAATGGGGAATGCCCACTTTACGCTACTGTTCCCATAGGAGGTAACAAAATCACCTACTTGTTCTCCATCTGGCCGAAAGAGTCCAACCTCTGTAGATGTGTCATGACTATAAATGCGGATTTCGGCATTTCCCCATCTCACATCTGATGAATCTAGAACCTGGGCGTCTTTCTGATACCTATAGGATATACCTATAGAGGGAGAGTAGTAGATCCCATCATCCGTATTCCATAGCACGTTCAGTGCCATGAGGGCTGCATTGTGGATAATAACATCTTTACTCAACTCTTCAAAAACTTCGGGAGTGAAAGATTCTTCGTTATCCGCTAGATTCTGTTGTGATTGTCCATAGTAGTCTGTCTCATCTAGTGAAACATAACCAAAGCTTATTACTCCTGTAAGTGTATCCGCTGGAGGGAACTCTATCACCGGGTCACCTTCTTCAGCTTCAAGAGACATGAACCCGATGACTTCCGGGGTCCCTTCATCTGGGATATTCATGACGAATATAACAAAAGTGCTATTGGGAAGATCCTCATAGGGAATTAAGAAACTGCGATCCTCTTCTGGTGAGTATTTTTTGATATTCCAAGTATTCTCGAAGGCAATTTGCTTATTGTTTCTTCTCTCAGTTGGCATGAGCCAGAGTTCTGCATTCTCTGAGATATCGTACAGGTTAGTTAGCGTATCTCTGGAAACATTTTTGCCTAACGGGTGTAGTGCTCTTTGAGCAGCTACCTGGTCGCTCTCATATAAGACTCGAGAAACATACAGTCCTGAAAACTGTTCAGGAGGTGTGCTATTTATGGCATCTGCATCTTCTACAATCTCACTCTCACTCAGATCAATGCGTAGTTCGTGTTCAAATGGTCCTACGGAGGAGGGGCCTGCACCAAATTCAAAACAGCCTGACAAAGACATCACTAACAAGGTTAATATAATAACGAACAGTACTTTTTTTTCCATTGTCTCCACCTAATAAATCACAACGTATATTTTGTCTAAAACTACTGATACGGTTTTCTCTCTGGTAACCGGTGTACCTTTCATCAACAGATATGAGGACCTATCAGTACCTTATATGCTGGATTCTATCCTCCAGACTAAAAAACCTTACTCGAGAACCGTTGCAAGAAGAAACCCCATTTCACCCTTGTAACACTCTTTATAATATTTCTTCTTGCACACTCATATACGATACCATGTAATTTTCAAAGTTATAAATACTTTTTTGTGATATAAGAACTAATTGTTCTTCAGCAGTTGTCGGTAGGTATATGTATGATGCTGTATTGAGCTGTACACTGAGGAAATAAAGCCTATGATCCGGTAAAAATTTGGGGTTGTTTGACTTCCTTTTTCAGCTTTTTCTCCCAAATAGTCCTTATCTATGGGTGAATATGAAACAGCAGTGGGAGAAAATTTTCTTTCCTGCATACCACTTATTAAAAGGTTGAGGATCTCACCAGCGAAAGTGCCTTCCGATGCAAATGGTAGATGTATGATTCACTATATCCAAGTTGAGTAGCTATCTCCTCCCAGCTCATAAACGTGAGATATCGCATCTCGAGGATGGCTTCACACTCCATGCTATTGATACCCCTGATCGCTCTGGCGATACTACGCTTCAATTGTACAAGCAACGTGATAGCGTTACTGATCTCCGTTTCCAGATCCACAATCTTCACAACTGCTTCCTCCATTGCTGAGCGGTGTGCTCTTGGGGTTTTCGGCATATCCGAGATCTGTGGGGATACATACACCGCATGGTCTTTTAACCAGTCAAGCTGACGTTCTTTCGCCTTGATACGCTTATCCAGATATAAAGCCTGGGACAGATATTCTTTTTTATTCATGCACACAACTCCTGGGGGCTATGGAGACAAGTTCTGG